CGTAAGGGCACCGAAGAATCGTTGCCCCTTTTCTTTCGTATGTTCTTCAACGAAGAGGTCGAAGTATTCTATCCCAGTTCATCTATTCTAAAGCTATCTGATTCTATTTACGGATCAAGTCAATATTTAGAAATGAAAGCAGTTTCTACTGTTAGAGATTATCCTATTATTCGTGGCGCAAAGATTGTAGGCGATACATCAAAGGCAGAAGCATTTATTGATGAGGTGATATTCAAAAACTTCAATGGTTCTATTACACCAATCGCTTTCATATCAAACGTCAACGGTAAATTCATATCAGATGACGTGCTGACTTCTACATTAGGTGATACCGTAAATAATGTAGGTAAACTTATCAAGGGTAGTATTAGTAAAGCAACGGTGAGG